CCGTAAATAAACGCCATGACCGTAAACGAAAAACAAATTGCCATTAGACGGCCAACGAAAACTATAAGCCCTGCGTGTTGTTGTTCCGGTGTTTTACTCACAACTGGCCTTTGTAAAACATTGATACTCAATATTCGTTTTAGAAACTGTGCAACCACTACAACCCCACAAAACTACGGCAATAAAAAGCACGTACCCAATCATATAACGCCATTTCACGGGGCAGGCGGGTAAGGGTTTGCGTCTTTAATTGCTTGCACCGCGTTATCCCAATCGGCTTCAGTTTTGGTTCCGCGTTGCCACTCAAAGAAAATTGGGTCACTGGTTTTTATGTATTCTAAATGGCGCGTATTTTGAACTAGCAAACATTGGTTTTCGTAATCTACCTGCGGCCATAACGCGTCTAGTTCGGCTTGCGTTGGTTTAGGTGTGGCGTTATCCCAAGTCAACGTTGCATAATCGTTGGCGTTAATTGACCAAATCGTGGCCGGATATTTTGAGGTGAGTATTGCTGCGTAGTCGCTCATGCTGAAATTTCCATAACGGTAATAGTTGAGGCTGTGGACATTGTGTATGCGGCGTTTGTGTCGTTGCGCCCACGGTTGCAATAAACCGTTACTGGGCTTGTGCCCGTTTCGGTAAAGGTTATTGAAACGCCGTAGGTTGTTGCCGCTGTTGTTGCAGGGCTATCTAAATAACTTAAATTAAGAGTACTTGCGATAGTTGTAGCAAACGCTATTGAGGCGCTTTGTGTCCGTGACCCGTTTAATGTTCCAACATATGACGCGCTATTACCGCCAGTAATTTTTGCACTTATGCCGTCGGCGGCAGCGGCCGAACCTGCCGAAACTGACGCAATAATAAGAATTTTGCTAGTAGCACTTTGTGGCGTAATTGTTGCGGTTAATCCTGTTACGGCTGCGAAAGCACCTGCTGCAACTGACGCGCTAAACGTATCGGTTTTGGTAGTGCTAACTACTTGTAATACGCGAAACGCCCCGCGTAGTGCATTTTGCTGCGAAGCAGTCAAAATAGACCCGGCTACAAAACTTGCAGGTAATGTGGTTGGTGTTGCCATAGTGCCTCTATCCTAAAACATTTGTTGTATCTATTGTGCCATATGTTGCGTCGTCTAAAATCAGTTCATAAACAATCGTCGTAGGGCTAGTAAACAAACGTACCCTATGCCCGGTAAGGCTTATTTCATGTTCTATACCCTCTACGCTTAATTCTTGGGCAAGTACCGTAGTTGTTGCGCCTGTTACAAAAGTCTTTTCAATGCTTATTGTGTCCGAAATATCTATTACGGCCACTGTGTCGCGTTGGGCGGTTGTTAAAGCACCAAATACGGTTTCCACGCTGTTGTAGCGGGCTTCCGGGTATGGGTCTAAAAGGTAGGTTGCCGCGGTTGCTAATTCGGTATCGTCTAAAAGACTGCTAGTAATGCTATTGGTTTGAATAAAAAACAAGGCCTGGCTGGCTAAGTCGTCGGCAGTTGCTACGGCGTTACCTAGGTTTTGTACCAATGCCCTATTAGTTACCGAATCCGCTTCAAACGTAATGCCTAAATTATCAAAAGGTATTTGCGTGCCGTCGTCGTGGAAATCTGCAACGCTGCCGGAAAGGGTAGTACCCACGCGCGGCGTAAAAGTAAGTACCCCGGCACGTGACATAAAGAGGCGCCCAAATTCGGCGGTTTGGTTTATTTGGCTTAGGTAACTTAAAACGTTTGTACCTGCCGGCACGGTATAGGCGGCGGCGTGGCCTAGGTCTACGGTGCCTGGGTCAATGTCACGCGCTGCACCTGTTGGGTAATCTACTTCGGGTAGGTCTAAAACGGTTTCTATACGTTCGCCTGACGTTTGTACCGTAACGTTTAGTTCGTCCATGTAGGTTTGGCTTAGTAAATAGAAATTGTCCGAACAGTAAACCGTGACGGTATCTATGCCGTCTAATGCAAAGTTGTAGTCGTAGTTTACAATTTTACCGCGGTATAGGTATTCGGGGTTATTGCTTGCGTCGTAGCGGATTAACTCAACGGCCCGCAACGGTGATAACCCTGGCAACGCTTCCGGTGTGTTGTAAAACGGGCTTGTATCATCAAACGGGTTAAAAATGCCGTCCACGTCGTTAATGGTAAATGTCATGGTGCCGGCTGCGAATTGGTCTCCAATGTCTTGACGGCCTCTACGTACGTTTATTTGCGTTGTACTGTCCGTGACGTCTGCAAAATCTGTTGTAGGCCCTAACGGGTATACACCGTCTAATAGGCCTTTTACCGCGCTATCTAATGTAAAACTACCTACGTCGTAGCCTGTGTCAATCAGTAGGGAATAGTTGCCGGCTTGAACAATCGCGCTACCGGGCATTATCTAAACCCCGCTATTGGTAAATCTAATGGGCCGTTTTGTCGTGCAAACGCGCGTAGCCCGTCGTTTGTTACGCGGCCTATTTCGGCGGCTGTTGCCATGCCACCGTTTACGTTTACTGTGTAACTATTCCCACCGCGGGCGGCCTGATGTTCGGCAATGCTTGCCGCGCTTGCTGCCGTTGGTGCCGGTGTTGCAATGGTTTGACCTGCGGTAATTTGTGTAAAGGCTATGTCCGTTTGTGCTTGCTGTAAAAGCGCGTTTAGACGTTTGGTGCTTAGGTTTGGGTTTTTTAGTATCTGTTCATATTTTGCTAAAACGCTTTCAAGGCCTTTAACTAGCGCGGTGCCTTGGTCTACGCCGGCTTGGTAGAAACGTTTTGCGGTGTCTAGGCCTAGTTTGTCGGCTACGCCTTGGACGGTTGCTACAAGTTCGTTTACACCGCCTGGGCCTGTAATTGCTTCCTGCCCGCCTGCTACAAGTTCGGCGGCAATGGCGGCGCCTGCGTCCGCGCCTGCCTGTAATACTTGGTTTAGGGCCTGTTCGCTAAGGCCGCGTTGTAGCAATGTATCTACGTTGCTTGCGTACTGTTTTACCCCGGCTACTTGGTCACGTAGTCCGTCTAAGAAACCCGCGCCTGTTTCGGCGCCTGCTTCTTTAGCGTCACTGAAACTAAACCCGGCTTTAATGCCGTCCGAAACGCTTTTACCAAAATCTATAAAGGCTTCTTGGGCGTCTTTAAGTTGGTCTTTTGCTTCATCTAATGCGGTTGTTAGTTTGTCTTTAATGACGCCGTATAGTTCGTTTATTTTCTTTGCTGCACCGCCCGCGCCGTCGCCCATGTCTTGTACCGCAGGCGTTGTATCTTTAACAACTTTGCCTAGTAACTCTGTGTTTTTAGTCATTAGGTCCGTGTAGTAGGCGCCTTGGGCTAGTTTTTCGTCAACTAAACCAATGCCGTTAATGAAACCGTCAAATTGTGCGCTTAGTTTCTTGACGTCTATAAGGTCACTAAATGACTTGCTAGTAGCCTTAATTGCTGCACTAAAACGGCCAACACTAAAATAGTAAACCGCCAACAGTTGTTGCACAAGTTTGGCTAAAGCGTTAATAGTTATGGCAACTGAAACGGCAAACTGTTTGAAAAACCCGCCGATAACAGGCCCGGCTTCACCCATTTTGGAAAGCGCAACCTGTATACCAAACACTAAGCCTTGGTCTCCAAAAGCGTTTGCGACGTCCTCAATGGCGGGCGTAACCTTTTCGTTAAAGAAACGAACCATTTTAGTAAATAACGGCAAAAGCGCTATACCCAAATTGGTTTGTACGTTCTCTAACGTTGCGCTAAGTATCTTTTGTTGGTTGGCTAGGCCGCCGCTTGTACGGGTAAAGTCGCCTTGGGCGTCGCCTGTTTGTTTGTAAATAACCCTTTGTGCTGCCAAAATTTTGGCCTGTTGACCTAACGCGCCTGAACCTGAATATATGCCTAACTCCATTGCGGCGGCTTTTAAGGTTGCGTCATTAAGCAAAACGCCATAAGCGCGTAAAGGTTCGCTTTCCCCACGTAACGCCGAACCAATAGCGTTAATTGCTTGGTCAACGCTTGTGTTATTAAACGACGCTAAATCCGACGCCAGGGTAACAAATTCTGTTGAAAAGGTGACAAGTTCACGGCCTGATAATCCCGCCGCCTTACCAAACGTGGCAAACGTTGAAGCGGCGTTTAACGCGGCTGTTGTTGACAGGCCCAAACTACGGTTAGCGGTTTTAGCAAACTTTTCTATTTCGTCACTAGATTGACCAAAAATTACGCCGGCTTTGCTTATCTGTTCGTTTAGGTTAGAGGCCTTTTGGACGGCGCTAAAAGCGGCAGCGCCCAACGCGCCAACGGCTGCGGTAACGCCTGCCATGGCAATTCCAATACCGGGAAACTTTTTACCAAACGACGATATTTTCTTATTGGCGGCGGATAATCCACTATCGCTAAACGTGGTAATAATCGGAATATTTATAGCCATTAGCGGTACCGCTGTTTCAATGTTTTGTTGGTTTTCTTTTCAATGTCTGCTATTACTTCTTGTACAACGCTTTGAACGGCAGGTTTGTTTTTCTCTACGGCTTTGTCAATTACGCGGGGCTGTTCGCCGCCGCCGTCTGCGTTTAGATTGGTGACAAACATACCGCCCGTACGGCGTCCGGCATGGTCATAGATAGCACCTGCGGCGTCTGCCTGTTGCATAACCATAAGTTTGTAAGGCTTTGAACCAAACGGCACCTGTTCGGTGTGTGTCTGTACGCCGTCTGTAAAACGCGCAAAGTTGACATACCGTTCTTTGCTTGCGCGTACGCCTACCTTAATTTTAAAACCCTTTTGTACGGCGTCTGTACGCCATGTAATTTCTTTGCCTTTAATAAGGCTGCCACGATTCATACCCGATAGCGGGGCACCCTTGACGCCAACAATGGTTGTAACCATTTGCCGGGCCTCTTGTAGCATTGGTTCACCCGCCCGTCTAATACGTTTGGTGACGTCTCGCCTATATGTTGGGTCTATTTTGTTAAGCGCTGCCAAAGTTTCTTGGATACCTTTTACTTCCAACTTTTGTTGCGCCATTACGGTTACCTTTTGTTTCGCTCTCCTAAAACTTTAGTCACCGTCAATAGGTCTTGTGTGTCAAACGTTTGAGAGTACCAATGCGGCGCCCAACCTGTTGCTACTAGCAATTCTGCTAGTTGCCGGCGGTAGGTGCCGCTTGGGTAGGGTTTGGGGCCTCTTGGTCTATTACCTCAACGTTGGTAACTTGTTTGCAGTAGGTGTCAAATTCGGCAGGTACAACAATTTTATTTTGCTTGCTTGCTTCCCATGCTAAAAAAAGCAAATCCTCTACGCCAATGCCGTTTGCCATGTCGGCGGCTTTGCGTTTGAAACGCCGTTCCCATAACACAATGGTAAATAGGTTGGTGCTTACTTGGTATGCACCGTCTTGGTTGGTTACTTGTAGCGTTAATTGCATTACTTGCCTCTTTCGTGTCGGGCCGATTATTCGGCGCTAGTTATGCTGTTACGTCTGCGGTGTAAACGCCGCCAACGAACGTAACGTCAATGGTTGACAATTCGCCCATGGTTGCATTGATTACCGGGAATTCTGCAAGCAATGCGCCGGTAAGGGTAAAGCCTGGGTTTGTTGCGCTATCTGCACCAACGGCAGGTTTAACAATTACGGTTACCAAACCGCCGACTACGTTTTCCAATGTTGCGAAAGTTTCCGAAACTGCGTACGACTGATAAAGGGTAAGGGTTACTTCATGGTTGCCCAAACCTGATTGGTAGGTTCGTGCTGTTTTGCCAAACGTGGTGTTTTCTAGTTGGTCATAGCGCTGCGTAAATACTGCCGCGGTGCATTGGTCTGAAAGGTCTACCGCGTTAACGGTTACTACCGGGTTAGATAGGTAAGTGCTTGTAGCCATGGTGTTTAATCCTCTTTCGTTGCTTTCTTATTTTTAGCACCTTTTTTAGGTTCTTGTGTGGATACTTCGTCCGTTGCTTCGTCTGCAACTTCAATAATGAAACCGCCCCAAATAAGGCCGGCAACCTGTATACCCGGCTTGGGTACAAACTCTGTACCAACAACACCTAAGCGTGGGCTTTTAATAATGTACATAGGCACCTAACTTGTTTGGGCTTGCATTTCTATTGTTAAATCATAGGCGGCCATTTCGCTACCGCCGATTATGGCAATAGTTGGGCGTCCGTCCGTTACCGCAACGTTTTTACCTAATACTTTGGCGGCCATGTTCATTAGTGACCGTTGGGCGTCAAGGTTGCCAGGGCCTAGGGTTATTAGGCGTACGGGAAAAGTAATTTTTACTATGTTGTAGTTCCACGCAACGAAACTAGGCGCGTCAATAAAAGCACAAGGCGGCACAAGGTTGCGCGGGTCGTTAACTACCTGTAACCCTGTAACGGTCTGCAACGTGGCTGTAAGGTCGTCTAAGGCCTTGTTAAATAGGTCTGTGTATGCAACAGGCATTAGGCAACCGCGGGCCTGTCAACGCCTAATAGTTGTTTAATCATTGGGCTAAGGCCCATGCTTCCACCGGCTGCTAGTCCGTCAAAACTAGCAAAATCTGTTACTGAACCGCGCTGCCTATATAAAAAACCTGCATAGGCAATAGTGCCCAACAGTACGGACGGGTTAGGTACGGTGCTTAGGCTTTCGTTACGGTAGCCCGCTTCGCGCCTACGCCTGTAAGCGAATTCGTTAGCGGCCAACCGGCATTGTGTAATAAATGTTTGGTCTGCTGCGGTAGCGGTACCAATGCCTAACCAATCCTCTACTTGGGCGTCTGTTGTTACCCACGTACAACTAGGCGTTGTAGTCAAGGTACCCGACGCCGCAACAATGTTTACATTGTCTGCCGTTTTAGCAAACAACACCTGATTGGCTATCGGGGCTTCAATGTCGTAGTGAAAGAAACCTTGGTCGTCTACGCCAGTGAAATAAAACTGGGGTAGCGCCACTATGTTTACAGTCCCGTTAAAGGTTGCGTCAACACCCGCAATAGTTACGGACTGACCAACCTCTAAAGGGTCTGCGTTAGTTAGTAATACAACAACCGCGTAGTTATCGGTTAAATACTTTTGTGTGACCGAATAGACGGCCATAAAGGCCTACCTTTCGGTTATCAGACGAATTTAACAAACTTGGTTGCGTCTGCCATAAATGCGGCAGCGTAACCACGGAAAGCAATCGTACGGCCCAAAGTTGCAGGTACCTCTACTGAAATTGCGCCCTTTTGCTGTTCGTAGAATTCAAAACCTGCGGCAGGGCCTGCAGCATGACCCATGAAAGAGCCAGGTGTGTGTTTGTCAACAACCAACACCAACCCAAGCGGGTTGCCGTTCCATGTAGTTGCAGCGGCGTTGCCTGCAGCGTTTTGACCCATGAGGTTTGGTGCACCCGTGTACGGGAATACCGGACGGTTTGAATCGTCAACGCTTGACGAAAGGGCCGCCCAACTGGCAGGTGTTACAACCATGTGAGTAGGCAAGTAGTTAGACGTTTCCGAAATTTGACGTGCACCGTCATAAATTGCTGCAACCCAATCGGCACCTTTTGAAGTGTCGGCAACGCTTGCGGTTTGTGTAATTGCTGCGTGGCAAGTGTCAACTGCGTAGTTGTCGGTTGCCTGTCCGTAAGCAATTGCCAACTGATTAAGAATAATGTCAATTGACGAAGGGTCACTCCAGTCAAGGTCTTGTTCGGACACGGTAACAAACGTTCCAAAACTTAGTTTTGTAATGTCGTTGTTGGACACTTGGACAGTTGACGCATTTAGTTGGTCAAACTGTGCAGCCTGTTGCGTTACTACCGGGCGGGTAGTAATTTTTGGACGGCGAAACGTTGCACCTGCCGAAGGCATTGCCCTAGTGCCAATTGCACTGACAAACGGCCTGATTGGGTTTAGCGAATCGTAGACACTGCCGGTGATGATTTCTGGCAAAATTCCTGGCGTACTTTCGGTATTAATAAAAGGCGCTGTTCCCGGCGCTGCTTCAATACGTGCCGCGTTAATGTTTGCGTTTAGTTGTGCAAAATCTGCACCGCCGCGAACATAACTAGCGATATATTCCGACGTTGACGGCAAACGCAATTTACGCGGTTGGGCGTAAATGCTTTGTACTGTTGAAGCCTCAACTACTGCCGGTGTTTCTACTTGGTTTGACATTTCGGTTAACTCCTCTTTCGTGTCCTGTTCTATATTTAACTCTAGTTCGTTTTCGTTTTGGTGGATACTTGCGGCCACCCGTTCTACCTTGGCAGCCTCAAAAGCGCCGTACGGCAAAAGGCTTAATTCCTGCCACTCCGCCTTGGTAACAATCATGGTGCCGGCCTCATCAAAACTAAATTCAACCGGGATAGCACCAACGCTAAGGCTATCTAAAACGCCGTCCATGGCTAATTGTAAAGACTCATTGCCTAGGGCCGTTTCACTAATTTTAGCCTCAAACATTACGTAGTTATCTACTTCCGTTCTGTTTGTGACGACGCCAATAGGCATTTCAGAATTGTGGTACAGGTACATTTTAGGCTTTTTGCCCTCTAGTGGCAATGAACCAGGCATAAACCTAACCGTTTGGCCGTCACTTACTACGGCGTCTACCCCATATTGGATAGCGACGCCGGCAAGGGTACGACGTGGCAGCGCGTCACCTTGCGCGGCGTCTAAAGTTAATTCTTGTGGGGCTAATCTAAGCATTGCTTTGCCTCAATTCTTCGGGCGTTTCTTGTACTTCAACATTGGTGTTGTATTCGTTGGCTAAATAACTTTCAACGTCAAACATAACACCGGTGCCACGTGGTAGCACGTTATCCGCGCTAAGAGTTTCTTGTATGCAATCAATGTACGGTTTAACGCCAAACGTGTAAAGGTCTCGCGAGGCTTCGCTGCTTGAAACATAACTGTAATTTCCGATACTGACGGAAACGAGGTACGCGGGGACGTTGGCGATTCTGGCGATTTCTTTACTTTGATATTCGGCGGCGTCAATTAAAAGCATTTTGTCCGGGGTTGCCGTATTTGGAATTACCTCTACAAATTCGTTAATAGCGCTAGTGGCATTTGAATAACGCGCCTCATCATAGGCCGCGGCTAAGTCGCGCAACTCTTGCGGTGACATAGGTTCGCCACCGACCTGCCTAAGAGTCAAAGCCGGTTGCAAACTCATAGCGTTGCGGTTGCGGGCCTGCTCTAATTTTAGCGCGGTATCTATTGACGTTGCGCCGGTATAAATAAGGCCTTGAATTGGGCTTAAAAACTGTACGCAATCTTCCCAACGAATAGGTAAACCTTGAAACAAAATTTGTTTAGACGGCCCGAACCAAACGCCCGTACCTTGGGCTTGGTCTTGTGTTGTCACAATCGCGGCGGGCAAACGTGTAAACGCGCTTGGGTATCCGTCGGCGGTACGTTCTGTTATATACCAAAAAGCGCGGCCATAAAATAGTAAGTCGTCAAACGTCCACGACAAAATAAAGTTGTTAGTAACGCCTTTGTCAATTCGCTTTAACCAACTACGCGGCGCTTCCGGTACCCGTTCCATTTCGTCGCCGTTCCACATTTCTTTAAACATCACTAACGGCAAACAACCAACAACACTTGCCATAAGGTCACGTGCCCGCGAAACGGTAGGTACCTGCATAAAACGGCTACGTAGTACCCCGTCTGAATACGCAAAGAAATTACCAATTTGTGACGCGCCCGCATTACTGCCGGCAGCGGCTTTAACAACCTTTGGCGGTTCGGGTTTCTTAGTAAAAATTGCCATAGGTTTATTGTGTCACAATTTTGGTGTTTTAGGTGGCACTAGCCGGCGCCGTGCAATCCCCGACGGAAAGCAAGCCGACTAATGCCAAAACAACTTTAGCGGTTAACGCTAACAATAAACGGTTTACCTATTGCTTGTGGACGGGCCGCTAACGCTGCCGCCCAAATCATGCAACGGCAAGCCTCAATAGGGCCAGGGCTTCGCAAACTACTAACCGTTATCCCGTTCTTTTCGCGTATCAGTACGGCCCGTTCTACATGGCTATTTAGTAGTTGTTGGTTGTTATGGGTAAGTTTGTTTTCAATAATCATTGCCCTAACGGCGCTAGTCCATTTCAATAACTCTTTGTAGCCAACGATTACGCGCCTAGCCTCATATTTCAACGGGCAAGAGTTTTCTAAAACGGGCACTATTGCCAATTTTAAATTAGGGTTTTCGGCTACTTGCTGTTCTACCTTTTCCCACAATTCGGTAACGGTTTCGGCAACAAACGCCAAAACAACATGGGTTTTATTATCTATTTGAACGGCACGTACCGCGGTATATGTGCTTTCATCTAACGCCATTTCAACGGCAAGTACCCCGCCTGGCGGTGCCTTTTCGTCCGTTGACAATGCCTCAAATATGCCAGGCGCCAACCAACCATTAGAAACGGCCTGCCATAGGTTTACGGACGCCCGTAGAAACGCGCTGCGGTTCGGGCCTTGGGCTTCGCCTTTAATTACGTCCATTTCAATTAGGCCACCCGCTAAAGCAGGGTTGGCGTATTCCCACGCCTCTACCGTCATTGGGTCAAGCGTTGGCGGCGGGCTAAATTCGGCAAAGTAAAGGTTAGTTTTTTCGCCGGTATCTATTGCTTTTAAGCCTTGGTCTCTCCACCGGAGTAGGGCCGTACTTTCCTGCGTACCCGCCGTGGACACAAGTAGACATAAAGGATTACGCCGGGCGCGTTGAGACGGAAGCAAACCGTCGTCTATGGCGGCTTCCGATATTTGCCATACCTCATCTGCGGTAATTAAATCGCATGAGTAACCGTGGCCCGCTGCCGGAGTAGCGGCGCGAATATGCCAAACACTGCCATTAGGCATAGTTACCTTTTGCCGGCCGTAAGACCATGAAACCTCTGCACCAAATTTGGCTTCAAGTATTGGCGCTAGGTAATTGAATTGCGCGGCGGTTAAATCCAACTTATGACTAACGCTAATCACGGTTTGGGGTTGGCCGCGTAGTTCGGTTTCTTTAGTTAGCCAATGTCCAATAACGGCAGACGATAAAAGGCTCTTGCCATTTTGTCTAGCCACCGAAATTAAACCAATACGGTGCAACCATTTGCCGTCTGCGTCAAAACTAGTTAAACCTTCAAGGCAATGACGTTGCCAACTCATTAAAGGCATACCTAAAACCCTCTCCGCAAAATCAGCAATATCAGCCGCGCGTGAATCGTGCCCACTGTGCGTAGTCGTTTCCAATCGGGGTTTATAGCGGCTAGTCCCGGCTAGTTCCACCAAACCCTTATGGGATATAGGATTAGTAGAG